CGCGTCGCCAGCCATATCGTTTCCACGATTTAACTTGGCATGAATTAATTCAACTGCCATATCTCACCTCTCATTAATTGATTCTATGACGATATTACTTATTTGTATAGTAGTAGGTTACGCGGCCCAGCCACCTGAATTACGGCGTCTTACTGGCCTAGCCTCTACTTTCTTCACTTTCAGCCCTTCATTCACCATCAAAACACCATATTGAAGTGCTTCATGAACGTGAGAGAAGATATTTTTCTTTGGTTGGTCCTTATAACGCTCTTCACCAACGACTTGCACTCGCTCGTACATAAATGCTCCGTTAAAGCCTTTTCGTAGGTATTTGCACTTTGGAGACAAGATAAAACCGGGCGACCCGTCAATGTCATTTTTCAACAAATGTTCTGCAACAGCTTCGCGGCGCTTTACTGGATCCTGAGTTGATGCAGGTTCTGTAGGAAGCCCTTCTTCTTCAAGGATTTCTAAACAAGTATCTTCGGTTGATTGTGCACGTTGAGACCCAGCCGGATCGCCCCATAACCGCAAATTCATACCACCATACTCATTATTGAGTTTTGGCTTTAGAGCGTCACGAATAAAGCGACGAACACCCATGTCCTCAGAAACAACCTCATCAAGCACACGGATCTGTCCTGTTGGAGAAATTTGGAATAATGCGCATGCCGGGGTTAAACCAAAGTCAAAACCAATATATAGGGTGAGTCCCCACATAATTTCAAGTTCTTCCTCTGAGCAGTGCACCCCATCATTCCACTCATTATAAATTGGCTTTCCATCATAAACTGTTGCGTACTGACCTAAAACGTAGGACTTAATCCATTCTGACGATTTACCATAAACCATCTGGGTCCAATACTTAAACCCAAGCGGTTGGTTTTCAACATTCTCTGCATCTGGGCTAGGTAGGTATACGACAATCCCTTTCTCATCAACAGTCTTAATGAGAGCTCCGGGTTGACGGAAAAATTTGAACCCTTGTGGTTTTTCGACTTCCGCTATGCTGTACCACCAATGATCATCGTCTGGTGGGTTTGTATCAAGAATAACGCCAGCAAAGGTTAATTTACCTTGCCGCTTCGCAGGATAACGGCCTACACGCATAGTTACACCATCAAGAATGATTCTTGGCAGCTCCCGTGCTTCATTGATCCACGCCATAGTTAATTCCATGGAGAGTAGCTTTTTAACATCTTTTGGTCGATCCAGAGCAAGGAACCATATTTCAAACTCTAGTATCGTGCCATCTGGGAAATTATCTGTTGGTGGGGCTGCACAGCGAATTGTGCCGGTTATTGGTGAGCCCCAGTTCATATGACATATTGAGTCAGGAAACCAGTCTTGCCATGTTTTAATTGTTGTTGTTTTTAATTCTGGGTAGGAGTTACGAATTGCAGCCGCACGAAAGCGACGGACTCCATCAAAGCCCGGTTCTTGTTGCATTGCTCGAAAAACGAGCTCAATACAGCAAGCAACAGATTTTCCGGATCCAACGGGGCCCATAATTCCACGAACAAAGCTATCATCGCCATGGAATTTCGCCGGGGTCTTTTCAGCGCTATAATTTATATTGAGTGCTTTTTCTTCGCTCACAGTAATCCGGCCTTCAACAATGAAGACGGCGTAGCTGTTACTGTTGGGGCACCTGTTTTTTCACAAATCACAATAGGTAATCCATTAATGCTGTCGGTGTCGCTATTATGGCAGACATCAGCATCGCCTAAAGCATTTTTCAACACTAAGTAGCTATCTGCTGTCATTAAAACAAAACCCGGTTCGATACCGTGATCTTGAAAACGAGCCATTTGTTCACGAACCGAAAAAAGGATTGCACGCGCTTCTACTGAATAATCGTATGCTACGGCTTCCATGGTATATACTCCTCATTTTGTGTATATATGAGTAGTATAGAAACTGCTTATGCACTAATCAACTTAATTTATCGACAAAATGAGAAGTAATGTATAAAAGAGCGTAAGCTATACCGATGAAGAATATAAGGAAGATTACAGGATGATCCTTTGATTTAAGGTTATCTATGTCTTGCTTTGCTTCTTCGCAGTGGTTTTTATCGAAAAACAATATTTCTAATAATTTACAGCCATAGTAAGCAAAAGGGATTTTTTGCATATTTCTACCCATGCGAGAACTAATTGTTTCGCGCCGATCGCCGCCCATGGTCCAGTTTGCTATCCTGTCTATTTCTAGCAGAATATCCATTATTTTATTCATGATATATTCCTGAAAAATAAAGGGGCCGAAGCCCCATTATTTATGCGAAGGTAATCGCGTCTGAAATAGTTAAGTTGCCATCAGGCGACACAATAACAAGATACCAAGTCGGCGTTCCTGTTGTATCAGAGATAACTAAATTAACTAAACCGTCAGCATCAGAGATTAATTTACCAGCCGCGTCTGCCAGAGTTTCAATAACTCCACCAGCTGCTCCAACAGCAATACCGCCATCAGGGGCTGCTGCAGTAGGGATAATACCCGCCGCATCGTCCGATAGATAAAAATCTACAACACCAACTTCACTCAGAGCTTTTCCTTCTGGGTCATTTAATTGCACGGCAACATCAATTGCATCTCCAGCCTCATCGCCTACAGTCATTACGACTTGAAAGGCTTTCAGCTGAATAGAAAGGTTGCCTAGAAATAATTTCCCAACATTTAAGATTTCACGCCATGACATGACGATTCTCCTATAGGTTGCTCACCAGCCATCCAATGGCCATATTGATAAGGTTGAAATACGAAGTAGGACTCAGCCTACCTCAACTTATGCTACTGTAGAACCAGTAATACAGCTCAGCCAGTTAGTACCGTCTGAATATGCAATAACACCAGTACCGGAACCACCATTCACAGCATCGCTTACTTGGATTAAATATCCGCGTTCACCGATTGCTGGCACAGCTGGCAATGTTGCCACTGTATAGATTGGAACTTCCTCAGCATTGATTTGGTCAAATTTACCCATGAGTAAATCCTCCGTTCAATTAAAAAACCCTTTCGGGACCGTTCTCGCTCTCATACTTAGGGTGGCCCCATCAAAAAACCCGAGAGAGTGAGAAGAGAGGGAATCCATCAGGGGCCATAAACTTACTTTATACTATCATTATACTTATTTATAGCGCCTTCAAGTGTTTTAACTCGTGTTTCGCACATGGTTTTTCGGATGTTAAGCGTTTTGTAAGTTCCGTCATCCAAGCACTGCAGGGATCCACTAGAAATTGTGGGGTAGTCTGGTGACTTTGGGAGGTTAATTCTTGACGGCTTACCTTGTATCGTTCCATTACAACTACTCAAAACCAGTGCGGTCAGACTTATCAGTATTGTGCGCTTTATTAATTTCTGCTTGTTCATTGCTCAATCCCTCTACTATTGCTTTATTTGTTGCTTGGCCAGTTTTGCGTGCTTGAACCTCACCCTTTAACTTTTCTTTTGCTCGAGCAGCTTGTTCTGACTTAAACAGGTAAGCCACAACAGCAAGAGCGAGACTAAGGATTACCATGCCCCATGTTTTTAACGTACCTAAGCCCGGGATACTCACTTGTCACCCAATGGCTTTGTTGTGATTTTGCGTAAAACAGCAGTGATAATGGCGACACCAACAAAAACAAGGCCGTAGTAGCCATCGAGATATTCGCGCAGCATAGGTAGGTTTTGCTCAAGCACACCAAAAATAGTAACCAATGTGGCGAAATCCATTGTTTTTGAGCCGTTTACAATGCCATTATATTTCATGATCCACTCCTAGAATTATTGCGAATAAAATCTTTTAAATCATCAAACTTATCATCCATCTTATTATCGAGGGCTTTGATGTCGTTTTTATTTTCATCTAATTGCCTGCGAATCCCTTCTTGACGGACCCGCACATCGTTTTGCTGTTGTTGTAGTGCTTTTATTTCAGCGATGTCTTTGGCGTTTTTTTCTGAATTAACTGTTGATTGGGCTAGTTGAATTTCATATGTGGCTTTACTGACTCTTGTTTCGACGGCGCTTTCAATTTGATTAAGACGATAAGCGTCAACAGCGGTGGATGTGAACCCAAGAATAACGACAGCAATAATTGGATACCACGTTAATATAATTGGCTTTCTCTCTGGTGGCATGATTGATCCCTTATTGGTAAACGTCTTCTTTTTTGGTTGTTATACCGCACTCAACACACTGTATATCATTTTTTAAAACAAAAAACAGTTTATTGCCACAGTTACATGCCCAAATCTCGTTTGTAATTGGAGCAAGGTGATGCTTAAAGACGCCCTTCATCGTGTGGCAATGTGGGCATTCTAACTCGTGTGTTCCAACAGGTACGACGCCGATCCACTCTTTTCCGCAGTGCGTACAAAGAACATCGCCAGTCATATGATGGTCTTCGCTTTCACCTCTAGCGGCGTTATTTATGTATACAACCTCACCCATAATACCACTCTTTAACATCGAAGCATGGGCACTGTTTCATGTATTCATTTGGAGTGATAATACCGTCAGCATTAAGGTCTGGTGATAAATCACGATGACCAACAACCGCTGACCCCGGGAAAACATCTGTCAAAGTATCAAGATATCCACGTAATGTGTCTTTTTGCCCTATTTCAAAATTATCTACAGCCTTTCCACTAGAATCAACACCGCCAATGAGGCAGATGGCAATACTGTTTTTGTTGTGCCCTCTAGCGTGAGCGCCCGGAATAGCTAGGCCCCTACCATGATGTAAGGTAGCGTCACGGCAAATAATGTTGTGATAACCCACGTCCCTCCAGCCGCGCCCTGATTTGCCTTGTACGCTTTCTGGCAGCTCTGAAAAATCATATTCTTTGCTGAGATAACGGTACTTACCATTACTTAATAGTTTTGGAAAAGTGTGCATATCATATATTTCGCGCACGCCAATGTTTTGGCTTGGATTCGTTGCTGAACAATGAACCACTATCAAATCTATTTCTCTACTCATTTTTCCCATATCCATTCTCTGTATGATGTGATTTATGACACGTTATGCACAAAGTAAGTAGATTGTCTACTTTTAGCCTCAACTTTGGGTAATTCCTATAACCTTTAATGTGATGAGCATTTAAAACAGCGCCTCTTATATCGCAGTGCTGGCACGTCCAGTCATCCCGCTTAAAGCATTCTTCCCTTGCTTTTTTCCATTTAGGTGAGACATTAAACTTGGTTCTCGCTCTGCTTAATCCTTTGTCTTGGTTTTTATTATGACAAGATAGGCACCACTTCTTTGCCAGCCTACTTATTTCTGTACCACAAATAATGCAATATTTTGGAGCTCTAGTTGCTCTTGATTTATTTGAGCAGGCTTTGCAGCGAATGGCCGGGGTCCAAATTGATTTATCGCAATCCGTGCATTTGTTTGTCTTTGTTGGCATACCATAAGTTTAACACGCCTATATCAACCCAACCACTTACTTCTTCTGCTTTAGCGGCCCTTTATGGGTCTTGTCTTTTAATACACAGATACGACGATAATGCCCGTCTGGAATTTCAAAATGATTGTTTTTTCCATCAATTTTCTTTATTTCACCACCACGACGAACACACTTCTCAAATGCTTTTGACATTTATTTTCCTACTCCGGGCCAATGCCCTGTTGTTATTAGCGTCCAAACTGCAACCATTAATAGCCCGACACCTATCGTCCATTTTGCAGCCACACCTATCCACCCCAATACCCTGAAAAATCCTTTGGCAGAGCGGAATATAGTGAGCATTTCTGAGAAATCAATCATAAATTGATCCCAGTCCTCCCTCATCTTTTCTACGGTTGCTTTGTGAACCAGCAGCTCTCCCCTTAATGCTTCCATTTGACCGCCAACTTCTGTCTCACATTTTTGCAAGTGGTTCATCACGCTTTCTGGCGTATGCTTTCTACGTTCAGCTTTATCACCGTTACTCATGATCAAGGTCCTTTTGTGGGTTTATTATTTTTTCTTTATTGTCTTCTCCACCCATATTAAAGTTAAAATTAACAACCTGCACATCCATTTCTTTCTTTTCAACCCACATACCAAGCTCGTGGAATTTACCGAGTTGAGTCAGGGCTTGGTTTGCAGCTTTTAAGTCGGTGTTTCTGCCTTTATGAGTAACAACAAAACCTTTGTCTTGCCCGACAACCATGTAACAATCAACACGACCAAGAGCCATGTTTTTCACAAGAATCAAGTCACGAAGAATTTCTTCTTGAGTAAGTTCAATTTTTTCTTCAAGTTTGCGGGTACGGAAATACAGGTAGCGACGGACTTTTGCACGCTTAAAAAAACGACAAGTTCCCGTTGCTAAGGATGATTTTGTTTTGGGTTTGTAAATTTTCTTGAATGCGGCAACCTGATCAAGCAGGCATTCACCTAAATATACGTCACAGACGGACTTTTCTTTTGGTTTTAACCACCAAGATGAATCCATAGGTTCAATAACCTCTGGAAACGGGTGTTTTTGCGGAGCAAGCTCTGTTGCGCCTAATACTGGTATTGTTAAATCAACCATTAGATTTAGCCATATTACTGCAGCATTGCTGGCGGTTCAAAATCGCCGTGGACATCGACATCAATATACCCGTCGGTTGTTGGTTCATTAAGTGTAGGGCCATTCTGAATGAGAGTACCTAATGCGTCAACAGGCTTTTTCGTATCAAAGAAAAACGCAGGGCGACGGTCCATTAACGACATAAAGTGTGTCGCTAATTTAAGTAGCGCCTCATCCCGGGTTTCAGCTTCAAAATCTAAATCGCTTTCAAGTGAGAATTTCATACAAAATCCATTAATGACCATTCATTTATATCTAATGGTAGCCTAATTGCGCGTGCTCTGCGAAGTTCTTCGTCTAGTTTCCACCTGAAATCGCTGTCATACGGTGATGAAATCCAGATATAGCGGTAATCCCTTAATCCACGCATCTTTTCTATACTGGTGGCGTGCACAAAACGGTCAAGCTGAATATCTTTTTCTCGGCAAAAATTTCTTAAATGTTGATATTGAGCAGCTATTGCGATGATTTTTTGCATTGATTTTCCAATTTTGTTGAATATTCCATACGCTCAGACGCAAGCTCATCGAGAAACCCAATAAAAGCAATTAGTTCTTTTTTATTCATTTCTCTAACAGGTATTCCATGGAGATTGCATTTTAAGCCAAGATCATAAAGCCTAACCAACTCTTCTGCTGCAGCTGCATTTTTACTCATCTTCGCCATAATCTCCCTGTTTTTTGATTTGTTTATACAGTCCTTTGCGGCTGGTGGGTTTATGGCGAATTGTCATCTGGGTAAAGTGCTGCCCATTTTTTTCTACAATATGCTGTTTACCCTCCATTAAAACGTCACTTTGCGTGTTTTCGCGCAACGAACGCCTTAAAGCCTTGAGTTTTTTGGCTTTACCCACGCTACTTTTCCTTGTGTTCTTTTTTATTTTCAGCAGCTTCGAGTCTTTTAGCTGCCTCAGCATCAATAAAATGCTTACCGATAAAGGCTTTTAGTTCCTTCATGTCGTTAAACACCAAAGATTCACCGATTAATTGCGCCTGATCCCTAAAACCCTCCTCTGATGGACGGACAATAACGCCGTTACCAGATTGATAAATTGTAATTGTTGTTGATTTTTCCATTAGATATCGCTCCCTTCATTTTCAGTTAATAGCACATTACCTTCCTCAAACGCCTTCTTAGGGGAGAAGGAAATGTAGCCATCGTCATAAAAAACCATATACCCATGCAATTGTGGGTCATGTTTATGGTTCCAGTTTGGATCCATGCGAATTTTGTGAATTTTACCATCGGTATCGGTTAGCTCTACATCGAGCGTACCGTCAACATGGGTTAGTAAAAATGTAATTTCAGCCGCAGATAAGCATTTAATACTGCGATATCTGGGTAATTGGTCTGCAAAAGTCTTAAAAGACATATTTTTCTCCTCTCTCTCAAAAAAAAGTATTCCCATGTGCTTGCGCCACCCCATGGTTGAAGATGTTGGAGTGGGTGCGGCTAAACACCCTGCGCGGTCATTAAAAGCTTGTAGATAAGCGAATAAATGGCTTTCCGTGTTCTTTTAGCCATTTTTCACGCACCATTTCAGCAACTGCACGGCCAATCGTACCGTGTTTATTAACAACACCGAAGTTTCCACGCTTAATGGCACGGCGAATTTTTGAGCCTGACGGATTTTGTGTTGTTTTTGCGTAGCGATACCGTTTGGCTGTGCCACCATATTGAGGTTTGTGATGTTTTGGTGTCTTTCCAAATAAGCTGCCCACTGCGGCAACAATTGAAGACATTAAGCCAGTACGAAAATTACGATTTAGTGTTCCCATTTTTCTCTCTCTACTTTTTTTGGTTTAAAAGATTGTTTTTCTGCTCAATCCAGAAATCAGCTGAGCTTACGACCAGATTATTAAGAATTTTTGCGTGATCCTCAATCTGGCTATTCCACTTATCGTTACATTCTTGCTCATCATCAAAAATATAAAGCGGGGTTCCAGACTTAGAGCGGAACCCAGTGTTATCGACTGGTGAGATAAATTTAGATAACCGCTTCCCACTTTCATTTATAGGGCAAAAATGGGTATATGAGTAATATATTGTTTTATTTTTTGGTAGATCATCATTACTTCTGACTATCACACGTGTAGGGGGGATATTCCGCAAAGGTTTTTTATTCATATCTGGGCGGTGATAATGGCAAATCCATACAATTTCACCAATATGAGCACCATTCATAACTTTTTGCGTATCTATTTCCATAAAACCTCTCCTCTCTAAAAGAGATTTTATTTTAACCCTTACTTCTCAAAATGTAAAGCTATTCTAGGGTATCTTGGTTCCCTTCTTCATCCATTTCAGTTTCCTGAGCTGAGCGACCATATTGTGGCGGTGTTTTTTGGCGGGTAGGCATCATTTCCTGCCGTATCCGCTCCCGAATATCTTGCTGACGTTTGCGCTCTTTGGAAATTTTTCCAAGCATTGATTCTTCTTCAAATGTTTCTTCTGCTTTGCGTTCTTCGCTCATACTAATTCTCCTTTCGGCTGTGTAATAAAAAATGGCAACCGGTAGAAATAACCCGGCATCCCGATTTTCATTTTCTTCTCATTCAATAATTCAATAAATCGTGTTTGCTGCTCACTAGACAAGTGCTGGAAATAAAATTTTGCTTGAGGGTTGTCTCGTGTAACCCAATGCGTACAGTCATCTGGACCGGTGCATTCTGAGTCAGGAGGGCAATCACGGTAAGATTGTTTAAATTCTTCACCGCCATCATTACGTAAATAGAGTTTATAGGATTTATCAGTGGGGATAACTTCAACCGTTCCAGCTTCAAGTCGCTCCATTAGGACGTCTGGATTAACGCTTCCACAGTAACTGCAGGCACCACCACCTTCGCCATGTCATTTCACCATTAAAGGGTGGTTTGAAAGTACTATCAGGGCCACCACCGTTTTCGAGCGCCCGGGGGCAATATTCTTTATCAGCCACTTTATTTTCCTCGTGAGGTTTTTTGTGAGTGCTTACCATTTGATTTTACCTGACCAGAGCGATGATATGTTGGTGTTTCTTCACGGTCTTGGCGAGCACGATGATGCTTGCTTTGAAGAGGCATGCTTTCTTCATTTAACTTATCGTAAGTGGCATCAGATACGTTTTTATTTTTGCCGTGAGTAGCATCATAAAATTTTTCATTATGCTCGCTTAGGTCTTTTCGCGCTTTTTTTACATTTTTATCAGCGCTTTTGGAGCGTTTAACAGCAGCATCTCCGGCCTGTTTTCCTTTACGTGCAGCCGCTTTTCCTTTTTCAGTACCAGAGCGTTTTGCGCCAGCTGGATTTTGAGCTTTTACTTTTGGCATTTTACTGTTCCTTTTCGGTTCCTGCTTCCGCTCCGTATTTAACTCGCCCGGAGTGACCGGAATTGGCGAAGAATGAAACCGCACCGGGTAAAGGCGATAAGTTTAAATATAGCAAAAATCTCACTATAGGGAAATATAAAATATTTTTTGGGAATGAGCCTCATTGTGAGAATGAGAGTGATTAGCATTAAGGTCTCGGAATGAGAATTAAAATATTTTTATGAGAAGTCTTAAGTGTGAGTGTGGGGGGTATATGTAGGATGCTCAGGTGCCATCACCCACTTCATGCCCCCTCCCCCCCTTTCTTTTCTTATGTCAGGTTTTGGGACTCCTATCACTTTTATTAATGAGGCCATAGATTCCACTGATGCATGGCGTGTGCCTGATGTGTGGCTTATGTCTCATACACCTATTGTTATAACCCCGTGATATTCGGCACTTTGCCTGTATTTTGGGCCCGTGTGTGCCCTAAGTATGTGTTATGTGTGTCATATGTCTCCTTATATAAGAGAAATTGAGGTGATATTAATAAAACTGATGGGCTTATAAAAACAAACGATTAGCATTTTGATGAGTGATTAACTATTGTTTAGTTATCGGCGGCCTGCTTGGCGTCGGTTACTGGAACGGCCCAGTCTAATCAGTCGGGATGTAGAGAAGCCCAGCATAGCACTGGAATGAAAGCATCGATAAACCAGTAGGCATTGGTCAACACAAATGAGGTTCTTTAGTACCCGATACCAGTGCTTACTGCTTTATTAACAGCCGAGGCATACAGCATGCTTAATACATCTAAATATGGCTACATACAGTCATTACACGGCCTAGCAGCCATTTCTAACCCTAAACGTGAGGCAAACCATCATGAAACTGAGAAAAATAGCAAACAATCAAACAGAACTATTACTAGCAGACGGCACACAGGTGCTGATTAGCTACGAAACACCAGTGGCGGCGTGTGTTGGCGGGGACTGGTTCCGTACAAGCAAGAAATGGAGCGCTACAACATCGGGGCACATCAATAAGTGGCTTGAAGGCATGAATACTGATGAAAAACCTCAAGAGTTCTTTGATGAATTGTTGAAAATTACTTAAAAACCAACGCGCACACGGGAATTATGAGTGAGAAGGCCGCAAATTTCGGTTATATCGTCGAATAACAGCGATATAGCTGGGAATGCGAATGATAATGATTCCCATTCATTTACATAAGTTTATAAGTGAGGCGTCATATGATTAATAGTAATAACCCTATATTAGCTCTCATACGTCGTATAGAGGCTAAACAGACTGATAGATATAACTTCATACAAGGGGAGAGGTGCAACGGTCGTGATGTTATACGGCTTGTTGTTTCCTATAGTGTGATTGATGAAACATTAAATACGTTATTCAATAATGTAATGCCTGAAATACCACCACAATATTAAAACAGTGGTTATGTCGTAAAACAGCTAACTGCTATAAGGGGCCGCTATAGGCAGTCTTATAACTATGTCGAAACATGCTGGGAGGCATGTCTGGGTTCAATTGACTATTGGCCCACTGATGAGACAAGTCAACAGGAGACCATCCCATGAGCGACAATTATTACAATATAGACTTACCAGCAATTGACCTCACTAAGCCAGTAGGTTGTAAATTTATTTCTACTGGTGAAATATCCTTATTAATCCCTCAAATTGACCCAGACCATAAGGCTGGTGATCCATACGAGGTTAAGGGCTATAACTGGTTTAACCTTCTAACTGGCAAGTATACCTCAGCAGTGTTTTACCCCTCCATTGAGGCGGCCATTAAAGCAAGAGTAGATCATGGAAACTCTTACGATGTTTTAAACGTAAATCTAAGCATAGAACAATAACGTCGAAACGGGTTAAGGGCCCGTCTATCAGCTTGAGTATGCTGGTACTGATGAGACTACTCACTATCTGGAGATAATCCCATGGATATACACACAAAACTAACCTACAAAGTAGATGGCAGAGAATTTTCGACTCTGCCCGATGTTAAGACGCATATTGAAAATGAGCTGGGCTTGCTGTTTGATGGTATTCAACCAAGGCTACCTCCAGCCCAAGCGCTTCAAGTTCTTACCACGGTAATTAATAACCGCGAGCGTCTTATCTCTTTGTTGCGTACTAGCTATGAGTTTGATGGCCAAAACTTTAACGAGGCCGACCGCTCAATATTTAACTTATAACCCTATAAATACAATCAATTAGCAATCTGTAAACTATGGGCCCACCATGGGCTTGTAGTCATAACCATTTAGTCAACTAAATAGGAGCATTACCCATGAAAAACAAAACTATCGTTACCCCTAAAGGCAATGTATTAAAGCAACATTCTGTAAATGGCTTTCAATACTTCACTTGCCCTAATCAAACAACCAACAAAGGCAAAAGACTAGCCGAAAATCCTATCGTTAAACACTAAAAACCTATCGAAACACGGGGTTGAGGCCCGTGTCTGGAGTAGTTGACTACTACCTCACTGATGAGATAAGTCACTGATAAGTATAGTTTAAAACGCTATTCTTTACCAGTTTTAAGGAGAAAATTATGTCTTTCCCTAGTCATTATGAAATTACTGTATCAGGTGAAAATGGCCATATGTTTACCACTTCACCCACGTCGATACAAAACAGAATAGACCTAAAGAATATTTATGATCTATTCGTCGTTAAATTCCCAGAGAGTGAAGGCTATAGCATTACAGTTACACACTGGCAGTGCTCAGGCCATTCTATTGAAGGGTATCCATTCATCCATAAAACCGGAGTAAATAATCATGGATAGATCAGTATCGACGCCAACTGGAGCAGTAGCTATTGCATACCGTGATGTTACGCATTTTCAAGATGATTTTGAGTGGGATATGTTTCAAGAAGATGTAATTCAGCAATTACAGCAAGCTTTCCCCTCATTAGCTACGGCTAATAGTTGGATCGGTCGAGAGGATCACGTAGTCCTTGAGAATGGTCACTGTAAAGTCACTATTTCAGAGTATTGCGGCCTTGCTGCTATCTCATTAGTGCCTGAAACGCATGACTGTTATTATAGTGAAGACATAGCTAAGCAAAATCTAGCGGATCACTGGTGCAATCAAATCAGTAACAAGTTTGTTGAATTGTTAAGTGAGCTGAATAAAGTCGGCACCTTTAGCAATGGCGAAGCAATTTTTGAACGTAGAGCATAAGGAGAATAACGTGGAAAACACTACACAAAGAATAGCAAGAAAGGCGGCGAACTTGGGCCGTAAACCCAGTAAGTCAGCTGCATTTTACATCGTTCTCAGTATTGTCGAGAACTATGGTGCAACTGATGAGCAACTTGCTCAATTATATGCTTTCTTTTTACCACCAGTAGCAAAAATCAAGAGTCCATTTGACTGGCTTGTTAAAGCTCGCGGCGAAAAAGATGTTAGATACTACCTAAACCACGTCTACAGTGATGGCAAGAAAACCATGGCAACGGATGGGCATAGAGCTCATGTTATTAATGAAAAACGTCCGGCTGGCTGGTATGACGATAATGATCAGCTTATCCAAGATCCAGCATGGGCTAAGTATCCTGATGTTATGGCGGTATTACCATGCAAAGGAAAGGAAATAGCACTCAAACTTGAAGAGCTACCTATCCATACTGTTAGCGATAAAGTTTTTCTTTATGTCATGCCTAATGGGCAGGGAATGAACAAAAAATATCTTGATCAGGCGTGCGGTTTATCCCCTGATTATGTATTGACCTATTTCCCAGAGAGTGACCGCTGCAAGGTTGCTTATGATAACGCTGAGGCGGTAATTATGGGCCGTCGTATGTAGTCGAAACATGGTCAAGTGGCCATGTCTACGGGATAACCCGTACTGATGAGACTTGGAGAAAACTATGGTATTCCATAAGCTATTTGTAACACACACCACGGGCGCAATTCGCAAGATTAGACTCAAGTTTGACACTAAACGAAGTATTGAGTCCTTGCGTTTGAGCGTGCTATTTCCTATCGGCTGGAAAATTACCTCAGTCGCTTACTTAAATCGGAGGCGATAATTATGTCTAGCGTGGTTATAAAATTTAACACTGATAACGCAGCTTTTGATGAGGAGAATAGAAATTTTGAAGTTTCCAGAATCCTTTCAAAGCTGGCCAGTGATATCGAGCGAGGGCTGCAAGATGAGTCATCCATTATCAGAGATATAAACGGTAATGTTATTGGATCCTGCGAGTTCTTTTCTAAGTCACTCACCACTTTTGCAAGGGAATAATTATGGCTAATCAAGTGATTTTTAAAAGATCCGTATGGCGTCGCAATAAAGAATGGCCCGAAGGTTGGGAGCCTTTTGGTGGTGGGCGTAAAACATACGTTAAAACCGTGGGATCAGCTGATGAGGCTAGATCCATCTGCAAACAACACAATGATGCACGTAGCTCGAAGGGCGATCCGTTCTGCGAGTATACCGCTGAGTCAAATTATTAGGAGAGCGCCATGAGCGAAGTAAAAAAATTGCTAGAAAGAATTAAGGAGCAAGCGGAAATAAATACGGATGTTGACTTTTATGATCAGGGTGATACTCGAACAGAGTTTCGTGAGCTGGCTGACTTGGCTGATACCGCGTTAATTCATCATCATGATGAGTATGACGTGGCTATTACTGCATTAAAAAACCTATACGACATTTTAGTTGAGTCTGGTTGTGAGCTTAGTGCTGTTGGTTTTGCTGAAACACTTCTGGAAGAATACAAAGATGAAATCATTCAGGAGAATGTTGATGCAAATAACTAATGAAGATAATAATATTTCAATCGACTACAAGGTTAGCGGTGATACCGTGGTTAGAACATCAACCTTTAGTGATGGGCGTATTAGCAAAAGAACGCTTGACAAGGTTGAAGCTGGCCATGACATGGTTGACCTGCTGGTTAATTACAACTTTCAAAAAATAAACCTGATGGTGCAAGGTGCCATACCTGTTGACCGAGTGGCCTAAGTTAAGGAGCTAGGTCAGGTCAACGGGAAAAGCCTTACATGAAGTTATTCAGCTAATAGATGTCAGTAATGGCGTCTATTGTCGGACTAACTGAGAGAGAGGAGAATTAGATGGGTATTTTATTGGTTACAAGTATCGAATACCGGCACCTAGAAGTTCGTCAACTTCGCATTACTTTGAACACTGGATCCGAGGTCACTGCTGAGGCTTGCCATGAAAGCTGGGAGCAATGGGGTGGGGTAGTTGAAGAGTTATACGTTACCCAACCAATTGTTGAGGCCCATAATGACTGGCTTC